TCATCACGGTTCAGTTCTACTCTGCCATACTTCTCAGTTTCACGTTTGTATCTCTTTTGGAGTTCTCCAATAGCCATGTTTTGGTCCTTTTAGTTGAGGTTACACAGTCAATATAGGATTTTCTCAGTGACTTGTAAACCCTATTTTCTACATTCCTTTGAAGAGTTGATCGATTTTGTCGAGCTCTGCCATCATCTGTTCTTCAGATCTCACCTGTTTTGGGCCGTTTGACGGGTGTATGACGGTCTCTTGCGGTGGAGGAGGTGCGAATCTACGGCAAGGAGCGAATTCACCGTCTGGAGGCAGCGGAACATCGTCTGCGTCGAACGTGATCGGCTTGAATGATGCGTGATCAGGATGCGCATACTGAGTGATTTCGACCATTCCAGGACCCACCATCACATCAGTCATCGGATCACCGTCGAAGGCGTGCTGGATCTGGCTGACATCATACGGGCAGTACACATGACTGTCCTCGTATGGCGTTATGTCACGACCAGTGTCTGTGCGGAATGATGGAAGGTCACTCACTATTCACCCCATTCGATCTTCAGATCGTTTGATGGGTTGTTCCAAGCATCCACGAGACGTGTCACCTTGTACCCAGCCTTCTCAATAATCTTCATGACCTGTTCGATGACACAACCGTCCACTGGCTGGTATAGTGTATCACAGTGATGTGCTACCGAGTCACGGATCCTCTCGTCGATCTTCTTGCACTCCAATTCGACAAGGTAATTGTAGTTCTTCTGTTTTGTTATGGCCTTAGCCTGTGCAGCATTCATCATAGTTTATGCCCTCGATCTTCTTACCATATTTACTCGCAATCTCTTCGAATTGTTTTGCAACAGACGGCGGAATTGGCTTGATCGGCCCGATGGTGTCTATATAGTCATAGAATTTGATCTTTGGATCGTCCTCGTGTGCCTTCATCTGTTTCACCATCTCCTGCATCTCTTCAGTAGAGAGCTTCGGAAACTTGATCTTCTTCACTTCAGTTCCGTCAGACGCTATCAGTTTCATCGTTCTCATCTGTTTCCTCCTCATCAGGTATTTCGTCGTAGTAGTCAGGCTTTCCATCAGGCTTCAGCTTGTGCGACGAGTAGGTTACTTCAACTTCACGACCGTAGTAGAACTTCTTTCCGCATTCGTAGCATTCGAAGCTATCATCGTAGTCAGGAAGTTCCCATGAGTCAGTGTGGACATGCCCGCAGTACGGGCATACGACTTCTGATGTTAGTATGTGATCTATCATATTTTTACCATTGCATTGGTGGTGCGATCAGACGTAGGAGTTCTGCATTGCTGATGGAGACGATCATACCGACTCTACGAACGCGACGGTCGTAGATGACTCCGTTCAGGTCAACTCTCATATCGGTCAGTTCGATCCTGTAGATACCGTTTTCGATCTGTCTATTGATTTCCTTCTGCACATCAGAGCTAAAGCTTATGATTACTCTCAGAAGCCTCAGCTCATCCTTAAAGATAGAATCTTCGTCAGATTGAGATGTCATTTCAGATGCGAACTTATCAGCTTCCTCAGCCAGTTTGTTCGGATCGAGTCCGAGAGACTTTGCGTACTCATTGAGATCCGCGAGCATTTGGGTGTATTGATCCATTAGTCAAGTCCCTCCGTGTCGAGTCCAGCGTTCTTGAGGAGCTTTTCAGTGTCGCAGCCGAGCTCTTCGAGCTTCTTCTTGAAGATCTGGTAGGCTACTTCGACCTTAGCAGCCTTAGTTTCCGCCTTGATTGCCTTGAAGTTGTCTTCGCGAATACGGATCATGTTAGCGACGTTTTCGACAGATTCGCCATGTTCCCAGCCTATTGCGATATATCCGCAGTGACGGAAAGCTGCCTTTCCAGCCTGTTCGGGTGTAAGATTGTATTCAGAAGCGAGTGTGCATTTGACGGATTCTTCGTATTGAGTAAGTGTCATGTTCTGGTCCTTTGTTTGGTTACGTATCGAATATAGGAATTTCTGGAGAATTCGTAAATGGTAAAAGTCACTTTTTCACAAAAATAGCGCTGTGAAGAGGTGACTTCACAGCGTGAGGATTTAGTATGGAAGTGACTTATCCTTCCACGTTCAAGAGATCGACGTCAGGCTGGATCCAGCAAATATCGTCCGTCTTGTCACGAACCATGTTGTCTAGGACCATGATTGTTCCGTCCACTGGAGCGATGACAGTCTCTGCAGGCGTTGCAACCGGCTGAGCGTTCTTCTTGAAGAAGCCGTATGGAAGACGATGAATCTTTGCGATTGGATCGCCGGTCTTGACTCTTGCGCCGAGCTCAACCAGCATCTCAACGACGCCCTTTTCGTGAGCCTTCACCTTCCAGTAGAGCTGGCTGGGATCCAGATATGATCTGTTGGCGACTGGGAGATCCATGCAGTTGTCTGATTTTCTGCACGCTTCAACGAGTCTGTCGATGAATGATGCCTGATGAGAGGTGAGGACGTTCGAGTACTGAGAGGAGTTCAGTTCTGGCAGCTCTACCGTGAATGCAGGGATCTTCACGACTTCGTTAGCATACTGCTTGATGGTCGGCGTATTGGACTCCCATGCGACGAACGGAATGCCGTTCTTGTTGCAGAACTCGACATAGTTTCTCGCATACTTGGTGTTGCTGAGAACTACGCACGGACTGATTGCTGGTGAGTTGTGAACGTCGATCACGAGCTCATAGTTCTTCAGCTTCTCCTTGATTGCTTCAGCAGCGCTAGCAGCGTTTCCCCAGCCATTTATGATATTGACTGGTTCCCACATGCGGTTTGGATCGAACACCTTCTCCTGAGGAGTCTCACGCATATTGCGCTGGTCGTTGAATAGTCCGTAGTGATTGATGATGGCGAAGTCAACATCAAGATCGAGGTCGTCGCGTGCTGCGATCATTTCGCGATACTTCATGACAGCGAGCAAAGCGGACTGCTCATTGCCGTGCATACCTGCAGTGATTAAGATTTTCATTAGTTTCTCCTGTTTTGATACAGTTCTGAGTAAAATATAGAAAAGAGAAGCCGTTGCCAGCTTCTCTTGATTTATATCTGATGAAGAAAGATTAGACGTCCCAGCCCTTCCCGTAGAGTTCAGTCATGAACTGACCGATCTTGTCCATTACTTCACGGAAGGAAGGTGTGCCTTCAAGGACTTCATAGCGTTCGAGAGTGTTGATGTTGACGGAGATGCCGCGACCAGCCTTGATATAGAGACCGATAGCAGCGCGTTTGTCGCCGATTGTCTTCTTGACCCAGTAGCCAGAGTTCTCAGTGTCCACGTCGCGGTAGGCTTCGAATTCGCAGTCGCCGAGGAGCTTGTCGCGGACTTCGAGGAGAGTGTTAGCGTTTTTGGCGAGATCGAGGAGGTTGTTCTTCATAGCTTGTTGTCCTTTTGTTTTACAAGTAAAATATAGGATTTTCTTGAGAATTCGTAAAGGTAAAAACTCAAGAAAATCCAAATTTTCTTACTTGGACATCATCTCTTCTTCTGTCTTGAGGTTAGCGCCGATCTCGACAGCGTCCTCGAACATGCGGTCGATAGCTTCGTTCAGACGCTTCTTGTTGCCGAAGAGCTTCTCAGAGTCCTTTCCCTCGTTGACTGTCGTCTGTGTCTTCTCAGCCCACGGAAGATCAGCGTATGCGATTGATTCGTTCTGGTGTAGATTGCTTGCGCCCATTGGCGTTCTCTCGTCCAGTCTCTTCATTGCACGCTCGACGAGAAGCTTGTGTCTGTAGTTGCCCATAAAAACTCCTATTTTTATTTATTTATAGATTTCAGTCACCCGCAGACTGAGGCTTAACTTCAGGATGCTTAGCTTCCCATGCTCGGAGAATCGGAACGAGAGGCGGAATCTTCTTCTGCTCGCGTATCTTGTCCACTCTGTCAGCGAAACGGATCCAGTTCTTCCATTTGCACTTCGGACTGATAGCACGGCCATAAGCACCGATGCACGCTCTACCGAAAGAGTACTCGACAAGTTGTTCAGGCGTCCAGCCGTTCTTCAAGAACCAGAACAGCGAGTGAATGACCTTCGGACGAATGTAACCTATCTTGAACGTTACTGGTCTGCCTGTAGCGTCCATCTCATACAGAAGTCTGTCGATCAGCACAAGATCGAACTGAAGATTCCAAGGAATGACAGAGGCGCGCATGTTGACCGTGACGTGATCCTTGTCCATCTCGATAGTCTTGAGGCATCCGCCTCTCATGTGATCGAACTCATGCTTCACATCCTTGAAAGTGAAGACGGAATGTCCAGTGTCCCTCAGCTCCTGAAAGGCCCTGATGACCTCATTCTCTGGAACATAGAGGCGTCTCAGCTGATTCATCTTCTTCGGATGCTCAGCTGCCATCTTCTTCACCATTGGGCAATCAGTAGTTTCGCAATGGATAGTTATGTCGTCTTCTGATGATGTGTTGCACTTGAATGTCTCGAGGCAGTACTGGTTCATGCCCGTCAGGCACTCGTCAAAGTCTTTGAAGTTGAATTCTTTTGCCATTAGGTTTCTCTCGGTCTCTGTAGCATAGTTCTTGTTCTGTTCTTCCAGAACTCCTGAATGTGTTTCGGGAAGGACTTAGCGTCTCCTTGATTTCTCATGATGAGAAGCTCTGTTCTGAGCGAGACAGCAGCAGCGTAAGCGTCGACAACGTCCGATGTTCCAGGCGCTCCCTTCTTTCCGTTCATGACAGGAGGCATAGCGCTCAGATCTGGCTTCACCCAGTCAAGCTTGTCGTATGCACGCCACATAGACAGCTTGTCGCAGTCTCCGTGTCCCGTGAAGATCTTCTTTATGGTCATCGGAGAGTAGAGGTAGATCGGCTTTCCCATGCGCCAGATGCTCTGACGAATCCATCCTTCGAACTCAGCCAAGTCGAACACGAGGCCGACTGCGCCAGTCTTTCCGAATGCGTAGTCTTCTGCTGATACGAGGTCAGCATCTTCCACGAACTTCAGGATTCTGTCCTGCATAAACATGTACTTGTCGTATTTGTCTGCGAACTGATCCTTGTCATACCAGATTGCATTGTCGCTAGCATACTTCTTCGTAGTCGTGAACGTCAGCCAGTCCGTCTTCACTATGTTCAAGTTCTGGTCTAGTTCCATCATCACGGCGCCCGTGTGGGTCACCGACATATCTAGTCCCGCTATCTTCATCAGTTAGTTCCTTCATCCTTTCTAGGACGCTTCGTATCCTGTCTAAAATAGAAAAATCTTCGCCGTTCGTGATTTGCCACAGCCAGTGGATAGCCTTGTGCGACATCTCAGAGAGCAGCATGTAGTCATCTGTGTTGCTGAACTCGCCGTAGCTCTCGGCAGTGAGATTCATGTGATGACATGTCAATTTATCATCCTTCGTCAACTGACGGAGAGTAAGCTCATCTATCTTGCCCCTCTCGGCGATGAGCTTCACCTTCAGTTCGTGCCACTGACGGCTGTGTCTCAGCTTAGATTTCTTCTTCTGAGTTACTTTCTTTGGCTTCCTCTCATCAGAACGTCCATACTCCGTCATCTTCGTCCGGAAATACTGTTTGGGGCACTTCCTCTTCAACTTGTCTCTTTTCAAGGTCTACCTTCAGGTTGTCTAAGTCGATCTCAGGTTGGATAGTTGCGTAGCACGCCCAGTAGAGGGCTGATACTAGGTCATCATGCGAGTTAGAAGACGCCTTGAAGACGTTCGGACTAACTTCTGTGAAACTTGATAGCTCCTTCAGTGTAGCTGAGTCATGGAGCACGAGAACGTCAGTGTTGATCAGCTTCTGTAGCAGAAGACAGGCTTCTAGCTTGTTCGACTTGTTAGCGCATGTACCGATGCCGTGCGGATCAGTGTTGATGACGTTCTGACAGTCGAGCGTGTACCACAGCTCCTCTGCTAGCTTTCCGCCAGGGCCGTTGTTCTCGATGATTATCTGGGCGTTGTTGTACCACTCGCTCAGATCTTTCACGATCTGGCAGAATCGAGTGTACGTGATCTTGTCATCGTGGAATGTGCATACCTGTTCGAACTTGTTTCTCGCAGTGAGCTTCAGAACCTGAACAGCAGAGAAGTCAAGACCAGAACCAGTAGCCGTGTCCACGCCCATCACATAGAGAGCGCCCTTGACTGGCTCCTCCCAGATAGAGACCATGTAGCCATACTTGTACTCTATCGGCTCTGTAGGGAATAGTCTAGCGAGCTTGTCCAAGTCGATGAGGGTCGTTGAAGATCCCATGAACTCACAGTTGTGATGAAGCTGGACTGCCTTGCCATCTTCGTCGACTGTGCTGTAGATGTGCCCACGGACTGAGTAAGGCCCGTAGAAGGTGTCTTCTACATCCTCGATTGCAACGACTTGTGATCCAGCGATCTTGTCGCCAACCTTCACAGACTCTACATAGACTTCATATTTTCCGTCCATGAATCTGTGATTGTCAGAGTAGGACAGCTCACGACCGTCTTTCAGCTTGAACTTATAGCCGTGAGACTTCTTCTTGATCAGACCCCAGAACGGCTCAAACTTGCCGTCTGAGTTCATTATCTCTATTCCAGAGTTGTTCTTTTCTATACTGATTGATGTTTCTGCCATAGCTTACTTTGAATTTATCTCTTCAAGATCCGGCTCCGTGTCTTTCGGATGAATAGCGTCAGTAGCTACCCTTGCGCGAATAGTCAAGTTGCTTCCAGTTGTGAAGATCCAGTCGATCGTGTGAACGACTGCCTTTCCGTTGTCTACCGTAGATGTTCCGTTCGAGTTCAGACCCTGCGCTGAGCTGTAGTCGATGTCCAGAATGTCTCCGACTCTGAGATCTTGCTCGCCAAAGCACGGAAGCTGGTTTCCACAGTTGAGTATCACAGTGTAGCGGTTCGTGAAGAACTCGCTTCTCATTATTCGGTTTCTGACTGGCGCTACGTCCCATGCTGGATGAAGATCCCAGAATGTGTAGCCTGCAAAAGTGCGCTGTGAAGTGCCAGTGTTCTTCGTCTCGTCAGTAGCGATAGTTCCGTGTCCTATCTGATTGTACTTCACATCTCTGGTGAGATGATAGAAGCCGTCGAATGTCACGTCATCGATTCCCATCAGGAGAGACTGTAGCATCGGATCGTAGACTCCGACCTCTTCTGATGCGCCGAACATGTCAGCAGCCCAGCCGTCGTTGTTTCTCTGCGCCACGCTCATGAGAATGAAGGACTTGTTAGCGTATTTGTTCTTCAGCTCATCGACCGTCATAGACGACAGATCTTCCTGATAGACATCAGAGAATATAAGATGCTTCACACGCTCTTGCAGGTTGTTGTTGTACTCGGTCTCGAAGAAGTATGGACGACCGTTCTCCATGTTCTCTTTCATTCCAGAGAAGCGTCCCTTTCCATCCTTTCCGACCCAGAACATTCCGAAGTCCTTTTCGTTTATCCAGCTGTGAGCGATGACATACTTCAAGTAGTCGTATGCTTTCATCCCTGGGTTGAACCAGTACTGCTCATCGTCAGTGTCTACATCAGTGCTTACGCCCTCGATTCCAGTCTGTGCAGCTATCTCTGCCATGACTTCCGTAGATCTCTGTGTTCCAGTCTGAGACTGAATCTTCGGATAGTGCGTGAACAGTTGAAGAGCGTCGTAGATGAATGTGATGAGATACTCTACTTGGCCCTTGCCGTTCGCCTTTGCCTTGCATCCGACAATCTTGTATCTGCCCTTAGATATGTTGTTCTTTGTGACCTTCGAGTCGGCTGGAGCATATTCAAATCCTATCCACAGAAGTCTGCCTGTGTAGAAGCGGTTCTCCTCTTTTGACTCGCCGTTGTCGAAGAACAGGAACTGACCGACTGGAAGCTTGAGAAACATAGACTCTTTGAGCTCGAACTTTCCGACGTTCGTCAACTCTATCGGAAGTGCTTTGGTTGATCCATACTCGTCAAGCCACAGCTTCAACTTCAGTCTGGAGTTGAGCGATAGATTGGCCTCTTTGGCCTTGCTTATGAGTTGAGCAGTTGAGTCTGCCATCTTTTACCTCAGCGTCACCTTGATTCCGTATTCACCCTCACGCCACGGCTTTATCGTGAGCTTCTCGATGATGTCGTATGCTTCTATCATGTCTGACGGTCTCTTCACCATCGTGAATCTGTCGTCGTTGATGATCAGGAGATAGTCGCTATGTTCTTTGTGCATGTAGAGAAGCAAGTGCATAGCAGCTACCGTCCTGATGAGCTGCCCTTCCTTGAAGTACACATCCACTGCCTGTCTAGCGATTGCTTCATTCTCTTGGAAGACATTCTGAAGCATCGTCAGCGTCTGAACTGCCTTGTTTCTGTCAAGTCCGATCTTCTCTTTGATCTTCATCGCATTATCTTCGTCAAGCTGCCATCTGTGAATTCCGTCAAGCTCTAGCACCTTCGCCACGCTTCTCATCACTCTCTCAGACATCTGCTTGAATACCCTATTCTGACCGTTGCCTAGAACAGCAGAGATTCCTTTCACTTCTATCTTCTGCTTAGTGTCTACATCTATCAAGTCGCCAGAGTCAGCAGCGAATCCGATGTTGTTGAATGATGCTGCAAACAAGAACTCGCCCTTGCCTATCGCTGGACGCTCTGTGGTGACTCCGAGACACATGGAGAGATATTCTGGTCTGAGATCTCCGTTGAGCTTCGTAGCAGAGAGTATATTGGTTATTTTAGACGAGAAGTTTCCGAGCTTCAGATGATTCTCGAATAGATCCTTCTTGAACTCCTCTGGATCCACCAGCAGAGTCTTCATGAGGATGTCGCCGTGATCTTTCTTCAATTCTTTGTGCTTGCCGAGCTTCTCTGCCGTCCAGTACTCATCCAGAATCTTGCTCAGATCAGGTTTCTGAACAAGGTTTGATATTCTCTGTGCAGTCTTTTGATCAACCTGCACGCTCTTTCCATTCAAAGTCAAGTTTGGCATAATTCACTCTTTCTATACCTGATATTTATAGATGCAAAAAGACCCTCCATGTTGTGGGAGGGTCTTGAAGATTTTAGCGATGCTCGCCCTTGGACGGGAAGTACTGATACTGACAGAGATTGTCGTCGACCAAGTTTGCGAGACATGTGTCATCGCCGTTGACGCCGTAGTCTGACCAGCTGAGAGTTCCGCCCCATGTATCGCCAGTGAAGTTCTTGTTGTACTTGACCACGTAGCCGTCACCCTTTGCAGCCCAGTACATTCTCTTCAGAAGCTGATATAGCTTGAACAGGTTGATTCTTCCGAATCCCTTGTAAGACTGATGTGTAGTTGACTGATGAGCGAACTGCTGGTCAGATCTTACTCCCTTCATGAATCCGAGCTGGACTGAACATGAACCGTAGTCGATCGATCTACCCTTGACGTCGTTGAGTGTAAGGATGCTCTCCTTGTTCCAGTTCTGTTGGCCGTTTCTCGTTATCGGACCTGGATATGAGACAGCGAACTCAGCCATGTTGTAGCGGAAGTCGCCGTTGTAATAAGCAGTCGTATAAGGTCTGTAACCGCCGATTACGAACTGCTTTACCTGTTTAGGCTGATAGTAGTCTTGGTTGTTGATACCGAAGATGAATGTCGGAACTGTGTCAGCTGAGCTGTTGTCCAACAGAGCTTTAGTCTGACGAACGTCGTTTCTCAATCCCTTACCGAAGAGGAATACGTTGTGCTCGTCATATTGTTCCCAGATCTGACCGACCTTGTTGCCGTGCCACGGCTTGTAG